ATAACAGTTTATATGGTGCTAATTCAGGTACTGCAATTACTACTGGAGATTATAATACATCAATAGGTTCTGGTTCTTTAATTACTATTAGTACAGGAGCTAATTCATCCGCTCTTGGTTATCAAAGTTTAGCTGTGGCAACAGGTTCAGGTAATACTGGATTAGGTTATCAAGCAGGTAAATCGATCAGTTCAGGTGATAATAATATATGTATTGGACAAGGCGCAGGTGAAGCTGGAAGTCCTTCAGGTGCTATTACAACAGCTAGTAATAAAGTTGTTATAGGTAATAATAGTATTACTGATTTTTATTGTGCTGATACTTCTATATCATCTTCTGATGAACGAGATAAAGCAGATGTAACTTCATTTGATCATGGTTTAGAATGGATTAAAAAATTAAAACCAGTAACTTATCGTTGGGATAAAAGAGCTTGGTATGCATCTAATAGACCTGATGGAAGTAAAAAACGTACTAAATTACATATAGGTTTCTTAGCACAAGAAGCTTTAGAAGTTGAAAAAGAATTTGGATATGGCAAAACAAAAGATGATATGTTAATTGCTAATCTAAATGAAGATGAAAGTGCATTCGGACTTAAGTATGAGCGACTTGTTCCTGTTTTGGTAAATGCTATTAAAGAGCTATCTGCTAAAGTAGAGAAATTAGAGGCGTTACAAAATGACTAATGTTATCATAAAAGCAGCCGATGGTACTGGTTCATGTCAATTACATCATAATGCAAATAAAAAATTAGAAACTACTGCTACTGGAGTTACTGTTACAGGCACAGCTGCAGCTACTACATTTGAAGGTAATTTAACTGGTAATGTTACAGGAAATGTATCAGGTTCTGCAGGTAGTGTAAGTGGTAATGCAGCTACAGCAACAGCTTTAGCAACACCTAGAACTATTAATGGTGTTTCTTTTGATGGTACAAGTAATATAAGTCTAGCTGTAGGTACTGTTTTTGATGATAATAATATTATAAACGATCTATCTAATTTAGCTTTAAAAATAAGTAATTTAGAAAATTCTACTAAATATAATACTAATTCTACTTATGTAGATACATATCAAGATAGTGCTGGTGTAGCTTCTTTTACAAACTGTGCTAGAGATTCAAGTGGTGAATATATAGCATCAGTTATTGATTCTAATGTAACATTCGATTGGAGTGGCTCAGGTGCACACGATCAACCAGCATTAATCGGTATTAACCCTCATAATATTGTATCTAGTTCTGGAGCAACAGGTGGTTGGTCTAATGATAGATGTAAAGTATCTAATAATGTTGAAGATAATTACCTTGCTTGTTATCCTAATTTCTATTTTGATTTAGCACATGATTTTACTCATTATACACGTTGCGAAGTAAATTCTAGTAATGCTTCTGTAGCTGGTGGAGGTTATCAAACACTAGCAATATTAGTAGATAGAGGTACAGAAGCTA